TTAACTCCACCATTTGTAACAGGATATTCAGTACCTCTAAATGTAAAAGTCATTGCTTTACCATCAATAGTAATAGGTTCATAGTTACCTTCTTCAGCAGCTACAAATACTTTACCTTGTTTTACATTAGATGGAATTTCTACATACTTGGAACCATTATCATTTTTAGAAGTCCATTGATACTGACAAAATACATCCAGGTTAATAGAAGTAAAGTCATTAGGTAATAGATTAGTAAGAGCAGTACAATAAGATTTAAAGTTAGATACTCCCAACAATCCTTTCTTCAAATCATCTTCAGTAATAAAACATTTCATCAATTGAGTAATCTTAGCATTAAACTCATTAAATGCTGCTTTTATTTCATTACTACGAGGGTCAGTAACTTTATTGCCATTTTTATCAATAGCTTGAGTTACAGGAAATTGTCTCCAATTTTTAACTGCTCCATTAGCAAATTCAAATGCAATATCAAGACATTCCTGAGCTGCACCATCTTTACCACCATTAGGATTAAATTCAAGCTTAGTCATTTTAACTCCTTGGTTAAGACCAAAATTCAAAGAACTTGATGATTTCTCATCATTTGCATATCCATACATAATTATAAAATTTACTAATTAAAAAATAATATAAAGAGGGTTATAAAATTACAATTTAATAATCAAAAGAAAAAGGGAAAAGGATTACTTTTCCCTATTATTCTTTATTCAAATGTTGACAACATAGAATCATTTACATTAGATGTAGTTAATTCTGTAGTTTCTGCTTCATCAAATACAGGATTAGTAATATCATTTACTGATTCTACTTTTTCTGTTTCTACTTCAGTAACATCATCAATTAATTCAAAGAGTACATTTACTTGTTTAACTTTTCTACCTTTCAATTGAGGATGCTGAAATAATTGTTTCAATTGAGCATTAGTCAGAGAATATTTATCTCTGATTTCTTCTCTTGTCATGCTGTTAGCCAAGTCATTTAATACTGAACTTACTGTGATTTTAATCTTTTCCATAATTAATACTGTTTTTGAGATTTAAAAATTGTTTTTGATTTAGATTTATTAATAGTTACAATTAATGAATTGTCTTCTTCTGGACTTGCTGTATATACAAGATAAATTGAAGATGATTTTTTAATTTTCTTTCTTTTGCTTTTAGTTTTATTCTCCATCATAATATTTGTTTACAAGTTCAATAACTAATCCTAAGTCATTTGTCATATAAAGAGGAAACATACCTACTGCTGACTTAGCAGGATATCTACCATCAAAATTTGTTACAAATTGCTTGATAGCTTTCTTATTCTTTGAATCAAAATCCTGTTGACCATAGAGTACAATATCAAATTTACCCTCTAATGAAATATATTGGTCAATCATTTTCAATTATGTTATCCTTTAACACTTAAGTTATCATCTTAAACAACGGATAACCTCAATATTTCTATTGAGTTTGGACTATATCTTTATTTCTATATTTCCATTTAAAACCTTTAAATTGTTTTATTTTTCCTGAACAAGCTGAAGAAAGAGTTCCTTTACTTCCATTAATAGCTTTTGCTGCTTCAGATATAGTTATATATTCAGCTACAAATTCACCATCTAATGTATATTGTAATACACCACCTTTAGATTTTTTTATTTTAGTTTCTAAAGATTGTTTTTTACCAAGATTTATCTCTCTAATTTTTTGTTTAGTTGATTCAGACAATTTTTTACCTTTATGACTTTTAGATATTTTTATTGCTCTTTCTTTATAATTGATTTCTCCATTTTGAATTTTTGAAATTAACTTAGTTCTAATATTTTCTCTATGTTCAGGAGTTAATATTCTTGATATTCCACCAATTCCTCCTTCTGTAGTATTAGTTAAGTTTTTTAATCCATAATGATTAATCCATTTTTTTTCACATTCTTGCCAATTATCTTCACATTCTTCTAAAAGTATTATTTGAGGTCTAATACCTTCATTGATACATTTTAAAATCCAATTATGTTTGTGAGTTTTAATTTTAGCAAATTTGCTTTCATAAATATGAGAAATTAATCTAATGTTTAAAGGTCTTTCAGTTTTACCTATATACTTTATTTCTAATGTAATAGGATGTTGGATTGCATATATTTTTACCATAATTTATAATTTTTATTTATACAAAGATATAAAAACTATAGATAAAATAATAAAAATAATATAGAAATATTCACCATTTCCACTAATATGATGAGTATTAATGTACTCCTCTTCACGAGGATAGTCTCTGAACTTTCATCATTTTACAGATGCTTAGCTGCTTATTGTCCAATCCTAATAATTTTCAAACATTCACACTTATCTTTTCAGATTATGTTGTAGTTTATTAGGCTCTAAGGATATTCAAGCAATTAGATGAATTTGGGCAAAATGTTCACCCACTGTTTTAGCTTTATATGAAGTACCAAAAGTATTTTGTACTTCCTCTGGATGAGTTAGTATAATTACATTACCTTTAAACTTCTGTATTGCTTTAAAGATTTGACCAATAAAATAACCAATGTCAGAAAATTTATCAAAGCCACTAGTTTTAGCTTTATCCATATAATAATCTGCCATTAGATACTGAAAGTCATCAATTACTAAGTTTTTAATATCAGGTTTTTTATCATTTAAGATACTGATAAGACCTGCTATTGCCATACCATCATTAGTATCTACATAATTACCAGTAGATAAATCTTTACCTTCTATTGCTTTATAAAGTTTCTTCCAACCTCTTGATGGAAAATCTTTACCACTTACATTTACAATAAAAGTTTCTTTAGGATTTAAACCCTTAATTCCAAGTTCCTCACTTGGACAAATAGAAGTACTTTTGCCGAAACCTGATTCAGCAATTACCATGATTTTTGCCATTGTTAAATTGATTTATTTATTAAATAGTTGAGAAATGCTTTATATTGCCTAACATAGTTACACCTAAATGCTGTGGACACTCAGTATCACGAGATTCTACTAAATGTATTGACCTATAGTTAGGATATTCATGTAATGGATAACCAAAATGAACTGATAATCCATATTTTTCATCAGTAGGATTAAAAAGTGTAAGTAAATAATCACATTCTTCTGACAAGTTACCTGAATCTTTTACATCTTCACCAGTAGGGTATATAAACTCACCATTGAATTTTAATCTTTCTATATTGGATATAGACCTATTTAGATGCACAATGTGGACAAATGTAAAATGACAGAAATTGCGTAGTTCTACTGTGTATTCTATCCATTTATCCATATTTTCTTTCATAGTGTAACCTCTTTCTCTTTTGAGTTTACGAATGTGGTCAGTTATAATAATAGTTCTTTTTTGCTTATTAGCAATATTATAACCTATTAATCTTTTCTTAGTAACTTTTTTACCTTCTTCTGTAGTTTCATAATCCTGATATACAAACTCACCATTCTTTCTAGCATAAGCAAGAACAGTATTTCTCATACCTGTAGGATTATCTCTGTCTTCCAAAAATTGTATTATACCTTCTTTTATTTGATGACCTCTAATATCATATTCACCAAAGAATGGAATTATTCTATTAGTGTATATATCCTGGAGGATAGCTTTATGCTCATCAGATAATGGAATAATATTACCTAGTCTGTCTTGTAATTTACCTAATAAATATCTACTTGACAAAGGATATTCTTCATCATTATGATAAATAGATTTTATACCATAGTCATGATAGAAAAAGAATGATGCAAAGTCAAATTCTTTCTTTACTCTGTCAATCTCATAAGAGAAATAAATTACAGTAATAGGAATATTTTCTTTAATACAATGTAATATAGGATGAATAACAAAACCAAAGTCTACTAATGTTGACTTACCTACCTTTGGACCAGCAGCTACACCATAGATAGCTTTCTTTTGAACACCATCTATTGCTCTATCCAATGGTGGTAATCCTGTTGGTAAACCTTTATTCTCTCCATCCTGACCTTGCTTCAATGCTTCAAGAAAATTCATTATTTCATAAGTTTATTATTAGGGTCAATCTTATTTTTAGATTTAGAATCTAAAACTCTTTCTACCCATGTACTCAACATAGAAGTTTTATAATTACCTTGACCATCATAAATAAATCTTTCAGCAGTTTTAACATATTGTGGCTCTATTGTTCTAAGATAAAGAGCAGTAGCTTCCAATATATCATCTTTTCTAATATGAGGATTTTCAGAAAAAAATAATTTCATTCTAAGAACACAAGTTTTTTTAGAACCTGCTCTTTCTTTATTCTTTGATGCAAATAATTCTCTGTATTGATTAACCCAATCCCATACAGAATCTACATTTTGTCCTTCATACAATGGAGCATGCCATATAAGAGTATTTGTTTTATAATCTCTTTCAACTATTCCAAGATTATTTACAATTCTTATAGTTTTTTCAGAAATACAATTAGATTCTACATTATGAAATATAGATAAAAGATATAATACACCTTCATTTTTATCTACATCATGTTCTTCAAGTAATTTAAATATCTCTTGATTAATCTTCATCTTCTAA